GTTATATTGATGTTTTGTGTGCCAACAGGTGTCACCCCTGATTTACCTGAGCTGTCACCCCTGCTTACCCAGTCTGTCACCCCTGGTGCTGAATCTGTCACCCCTGAGCCAATTGTTATCCAGTAAAGGTTGGTCTTGTATTGGTGATTTGTCGGTGCGTTTTGTAGCTCGACCCTTAGCTCGCCGAGCTCAATCAGTTCTTGGATGTCGCGCTTGACAGATCGGTCTGAGGCATTTGCGTATCGTGCCAAAGTGCTAATTGAAGGCCAGGCTCCTTGATCTCCAAGATGGTTTGCAATTCCAAGCAAGACAAGTTTCGCCCTGCCGGTGGCTTTGGAGTTGTTTAGTACTAGGGCTACTGCCTCAATGCTCATCTTGCTGCTGCTCTCTCAGCCATCAGCATCATGACAGTCGGGCTAATGACTCTGTTATCGTAACCCTCTTTGACAAGCATGACCCACTGGCCGTTGTCTAGTCCCATAGCCTGGTAATCCATCTCAGCCATGAAAATGTTTCCGCCGTACATCTCAAGCACTTCGGCGAGTGTTTTGCTCTCCCAGTTAAACATAAAATGCGCCTTCCTTTTTAGGTTGGCACACTATAATTGCTAGAGATGCCAACACCTGATCTGTTGGTATCGGCCTCTCTGAGTTCTCTCAGGGGGGCCTTTGTTATTTAGTTGTGTTTGTACATTAGCAGTCTAAAAGTAATCAATGTCGTGCTCTACCCTGCGTGTGTTGTAATCGTTATCTAGCAGGAACCAGCCGTTGCCCATGTAAACAGGGGTGCTTTCAGGCTCTTGCCAGCGCTCAAGCTTCCAGCCGAACTTGCGGCCGAGCTCTGCAAACTTGCTGTTTGACTCGAGCAAGCCGTTAGCCTCCGAGCACAAGACAATGATGTTGCTTGGTCTGTCTAGCTTTTTGCTTCCTCCCATGCCTCGGTTCTTGCGGTGCTGAGGGATAAGTGTGTCATCCGTAGTGCCACAGTGAGAGCAGCAAACATCCCTTGCTAAAAACTTGTCAAAGGTTTTTTTATTCATCCCAAGGGTCGTATTCTTTTGCAGGGATGTCAAGTCCGGTGCCTTTGTAGTCGGCGCTAAATCCAATCGATGAGCTTGTTTCAAAATCCCTCAGTTCTGGTGCTGGCTCCTGGCAGTTGTGTTTTCTGCGCCATTCTCTAACTAGCAGAATCGGGTTGGCCTCGTCAGTTTTGAACTTGGCACCACATGAGCAGGTTTCGGCAATCACCAGCCAAGGCTACCAGCTAGGCGTGTTTCCACTGTATTTCCACATTTTTGCTTATGACAGCCATCATTGTGGCCTGATCTGACAGGGTTCTCATCTTGGTTTTGACCCTGTTGTACTCAGCCTTGGCTAGGTCAGCCTTTAGCTTTTCCTCTACCGATTGCAACTTAGCAACAGCCTGTCGGTCTGCAACTGTGCCGGCGTTATTGATAAAGGCTAAAGAGACTGCCTTGTCGTATGCCGCTTCTGCATCCGCGAGCTTGCACTCTGCGTCATAGAGAGCACTAGCTCCCCTGTCCATCTCGCTTGTCAGGCGTTGCAGCTCCTGGACTATGTGGCCTGGTGTAATAATTTCCATCTCTTAGCCTTCTAGCTTTCTCTCTTTGTAATCTCCATAGGTCGGTCAGGATGTCGTATTCGCCTTTGTCGTATTGCTCATGCAAGCATTCCTGCACTTCAAGAATTGAACTAAGCAGGATCCTTTGTGCCTGATAGTCCATTAGCGATTTCCTTGATTTTGTCTAGCGTTGCTGTGTCAGCTCCGCCAGTCTTAGCTTCGCTGTAAAGCAAGCGTAAACCATCAAGGTCATTGCCTAACTCTGCTGCCATTGCAAGCCAGTCTTTAGCAGTTGCACTTGGTTTTTTATCCCTTGCAACCTTGGCCATCTCCTCGCGTGAAGCTCGCTTGTTTCCTGAGTAGCCAGCGTTAGCTAGGGCTCTACCAATAGCAGATGTTTCTGCGTTTTCAAGAGCTGAAGTTTTGTTAGCCATGCCAACTCCGTCAATCTCGTAAGCCAGCCCTGTTGCTCTTGCTAAAGCCTCGCGGTCATTAGTGAGGTAGACAGCAGCGTAAACAACCCAAGTGCTGACCTGTCGGTCCTGAAGTGTTGTCTGATTTTCAGTGATGATCCTGCCGTCAGGGTTGTCTTTGTAGAAACGCCTGATGCGCTCCTCGACTGTTTCGTAGTCGTTGAGGTTGAATTGTGCCATTTACTTTCCCTTCTCGTGGTGCAAGTAAGGTGCTCCGCCGGCTCTTGACCTAAGACTGAGCAGGTGCTCGCCGTAGATGATGCCTCGCTTCTTACCTTCCATTGCTTTGATAACTCTAGCCTTGAGGTCTGTCATTAGCTTGTTAGCCTTCTCAGCGTCATTGACAGCGTTGAAGTAGTGCACCCCAAGCTCGTCAAGGTCAGCTTCGCCGTCCTCAATGTTTGGGCTCAGAGCTCTTATTGTTTCTAGTGTTGAGTTGGAGCCGTCCCAGTCAGGCATCTTTAGGTCAAGGCAAGCTTGTCTAAATCTAAGAGCTGACTCCCAAAGTGTGTTCGCCTCAAACTCATCCCACTCAATGTCAAACTCCATAAAGCTTGATCCTGCAAGAGCAACAACCTTGGCTTGTCTAATTCCAAAAACCTTCATGTACCAAAGCACCTGAGCTCGGTAAGACTGAGGCACTGAGCTCCAGTAATCCCTAGAAAACTTGACCTCAATAATGCCCCAGTTGCCCTCTGAGTCTTTGTAGAGTCCGTCAAGGTTTGCTCTTGCCCAAGGGTAGGTCTTGTTGGCCCAGGTGCCTGTTTCGTAAATCTCAAGTTCAGGGTGCTCATCTGCAAAGAGTTCCAAGATAGGTGCCTCGAGCTTTGTCCCAAGCTTCATGCTCATGTTGGGCTGGACTTCGTCAGGAATCTGTCCGGTCTTTTTTGCCCATTTTGTTATGGGTGACTCCCATTGTGAAAGACCACTGCAAGCTGCTATCTCGCTGCCCCCGATGGCTCCTGGCTCGTTGCGGAGCTCGTGCCATTCAGGCGAGCCGTTGGCAAAGTTGCCTAGCAGGACTGCATCGTGCAACTCGTTTATCTCGGTTGGTAGCTTTGATACTGGCAAGGTTTCCCTCTCTTTCCTTGTCGGCAAGCCCACGCTAACTCTCTCGGCGTGGGTTTGCTATTTGTCTTGAGATTACTCTAATCTGACCCTATGACAAGACAACTTGAAAGAAAATACATTGAGCTTCAACACGCCATCAGCGAGAACGGGGGCGTTGAGTGTAGCCAGCTACCTGAGTGCTTTTTTCCCGAGGATGAGCCAGATGTTTACCTGCGCAAAAAGCTGATCGCTGTAGCCAAGGAAGTCTGCACCGACTGTCCGGTAAGGCTGAGGTGTCTTGACTACGCTTTGTCAGCTGGCATGGTTGGTATCTGGGGTGGCACTACAGCCGAGGAACGCTCGAAGCTAAGGGCTTAGCCCTTTTTGTCAGTCTTGTCGGCAATCTTGCCAAAAGACTTGTTGATCTCCTCGGCGTCAATCTGCCCATCTGCCAGGTAAGAGCGAGAGAGCTCCTGAGCCACATCAATGATTCCGGCGAACGCTGCCATTGCTACTGCCTGAGCTACCTCAAGTCCAATGACTGCGCCTCCAACAAAGATGCCTGTGACCTTCAAAATAATAACGGCCAAGGTTCTGCGAGCGATGTCTAACCACATAGGTCAGTCCTTTCGTAGGGGGTAAGTTGCTGCCCAAAGTGCAATGGTAATTAGGATGGCCCAACCTGCAAAGTCTTTAGCTGTGCCTTCAAGCACGACCCAAGCGATGCTCAGGCCAACGATTGTCCAAGCCTGATCTAGTTGGTCTTTGATGAACTTCAAGGTTTCCTACCTGCTAGAGCGACCTGGGTGACGATTACAGACGCAACAATTACTTGCTGTGCCTGTTCTCGTACTTCTGGACTAAGGTCCGACCCGATTGAGCGTAGGTTGTTTACAAGTTTACCGACTGCTTCCAACGCTAGTTCGATGCTGATTGTTTCCTCTGGCAAAGTAGGCTCAGGACTAGGCTCGCTCGGAATCTGAGGCTCTGTCGGGCTCGTAGAAGGCTCAACAGGTTCGAGGGTAGGTGTTATGGCTTCTGGGGGCTTTGTCGGCTCTACGGGCTTTACAGGGCTTGTGGCACTAGGCTCTGGTTCTGGACTCGGTTCTGGCGTAGGTTCAGGGGTTGGTTCTGGGTTTATGGGAGCCACCTGAGCCACTGGCTCAGGCTCTCTGACAGCTTCCTCAGTGCGAGCCACATCTTGGGAGCGCTCAACTGTTTCGGTTCGTTCAACTTGATCTGTCCTTACTGTCGTTTTAGTTTCCGGTAAAGGTTCAGGGCTAGGAGTGGGGCTGATAGGCAAAGGAGCAGTGTAGCCAGGATGGTAAAGCAAAGCAGGATCCAGCTCAGTGCCGTCACTAGATACAACGCCAACAAAAGCGGTGAACTGGCCAGCCCAACCACCCTCGCAAAAGTGCTGGGCAATGTTGCCTTTATCCAAGAAGTAGTTGTTTTCATTGTTCCATCCTGTCGCATAGCTTTGTTGATTGCCAGTTGAGTCGGCACAGGTTATTGTGGCCATCGCTTGTGCAGCGTAGGCAGGGGAAGGTTGCCAAGCCATAAAGAAAAGAAAAAAGCCCACAAACATAAGTCGTAGGCTTTTGTTCTTGGCTAATCTACTTAGCAAGTTTTGGCTTTACCTTTGGGGGCTTAGGGGCTTTTACTACTGGCTCTGGCTCGTGAATCGGGGCAGGTAGGGTTTCGCCTGTGTCCTCGATTGGCTTAGGGATGGTCTGGTCTAAATCCCACTTGTCAATGACATTGAATACAAACTTCATCGGGTCAACAAAACCCTTGCCGTCAAGTGTCCAGCGGTGAACCCGACCCTTACAAATCTCAAAGTGTAAGTGTCTACCAGCCGATGCACCGGTGTTGCCCATGATGCCTAGCTTTGTGCCAGCGGTAATCTTTTGGCCCTTTGCAACCTTGAGGCTACCCTCGACCATGTGGCCGTACCTGGACACAAACCACTTGCCGTCAATCTTTGATCGAACATCAACATAGTAGCCAATGCCACCTAGTGAGCCGTCTGCCTTTTTTAGCCTTGATGGGCCTGAGTAAAGAACAGTGCCGTCATGCCAAGCCTCAACCCAAATCTTTGGCTTTGGCCCCCACAAGTCGGTCCCATTATGTGACTTTCTAATTTTCTCAATTGGATGTATACGGATCCCAAAGGGTGAGGTGACTTTCCAGTCTTTGTTTCTTTTGCCGTCTAAAGGGAACTGTGGCCTGGTTTTCATTGTTGTCCTATCAGTCTTTATAACCAGTTTACAGGTAGAATAAAAGCTAAGACCCCTGCGATGCGGAAACATCCAGGGGCGTGAGCAGACTGAAAAGGAGTCCACTATGACCGAGTATAAGACTTGCACTTACTGTAAGCAACTTAAGCCTGTATCTGACTATTACCTAAATCATGGGACTACAACGCCCAGAAGCAGGTGCAAGCCATGTGTCAATTTGTGTTCAAACATTAGTAGGCAAAAAGACCCCGATAAATACCGGAAGCAAAATTTAGCTCATTACTACAAAAACAAAGACAAGCTGAATGAGCAAAGGCGAGCCAAGTGGCCTGAGCTTTACAAGTCAAAGATTGAATACCACAGGGAAAAGGGCAAAAAGTATCGAGCCGAAAACCCAGACAAGATAAACGCCATAGCTCGTAGAAAAAGGGCTAGGAAAAAAGCTAACGGCTGGGAAAAATACACAGAGGCTCAGGTACTTGAGCTGTATGGTGCTGTTTGCCACATCTGTTGCGAGGCAATAGACCTAACCTTGCCTAGAAGGATTGGTGTTGAGGGCTGGGAAAAAGGTTTGCAGATTGACCATGTAATACCTATCTCAAAGGGTGGCCCCGATACTTTGGCTAATGTCAAGCCGAGTCATGGCAAGTGCAACCAGAATAAAAGGGCTAACTTACCTGATGATGTTCAGTAGTGATCCAACAAGGGCAACTACACCAGCAGCAAGGCCTGTGTAGGCAATCTTTTCAATCCAGGCTAGGCGAGCCAAAGACAGCTCGACTTCTCTAATCCTGTCCGGCACATCATCCAGGTTGTCTAGCTTGACAAGCATCTTGAGCTGAGTGTCGTTCATCTCTAGTTGCTTTTGGTAGATCATGTGCTGGGTAATGCGTACCCCAGTTGTTTCCTCAGCCATTAGTTAGTGATAGCAGCGATTTCAGAGTCTGTCAGACCCAGAGCTTTTAGCTTGGCATTAGCAGAGGCTTTAGCAGTTTCTTTTTCTGCCTCGGCAGCTAGGCGTTCTGCTTCCTGAGCTTCGTAAGCTAGGCGGTCAGTTTCTCGCTGTGCTAGTTCCTCGGTTGTTAGAGGTACTTCTGTTGCTTCGCCTGTTGAGCAGTCCACTACTAGCTTGGTAATTACTTCTGTCATTTTCTTTTCTTTCTTGTTATGGAGAGGTGGTGACTATTCCGTCAGAGCCTTTTAGGATTCCGTATAAAGAAACTGTTGAGCCAGCCTCAAAGTTGCCAGCAATTGAATTGAAGGTGAGCGTTGTTATAGCGGCAGTATTTGACCAAAGACCGGCACCAATAGCATTTAGGACTCCTGTTGCGTTATTTTCAGTAACGCTGTCAATAGAGATTGACTTATTTGTTGAGCCTGTGTAATTAGGAATGTAAAGCTCGTTGTTTGAGAATGTATTAGCTGTTGTCGAATTAGATGGTGTCCATAAATAAAACTCTGTGTAGTTAGGTGACGATGTCCCAGTGCCCTCACCGATAAGATAACGACTTGTCTTATTAGAGGCACTAGAATTCAATGCAAAACTGATAGGCGCATAAGGATTGCCAAAATTGCTACTTTGCCTGACTGAAATTTTAGCAATAATGTCAGTAAATGTTTGCGGTATAGAGGTGAACTCAATCGAGGCAGCAGCAGTACCTAGAGTTTTAGATTCTATAAGTTTCATTGTCATTTTCTAGCTCGCAATTCCGTATAAAGTTGCTGTGAAGCCAGACGCAAACTGGTCAGACCCAGCGTAAACAAGTATTGAAGTTATAGCTGCGGTGTTTGACCATCTTCCAGCATTAGCAAGAACCGCTCCAAGTGAAGATTCTTGTGGGCGGGATAGAATTGTCTTGTGCTTGTCTGTAGCAGAGTAATCCATAAATTGAACGACTGACTGGTATCCGTCATTTGTATTCATAGCACCAATGTCCAGAAAAGCTCCAGTCCCAGCATCAGAGCCAGTTCCACCAGAGTATCCGTACATTCTAATATTTGGATAGTTTGTACTAGTATCCCCATTGACTCTTAGCCTCGCTCCTGAGCCACCTGCTGTTGCTTTTCCATTCAAAATAAGAACCAAGTCCCGATAGGAAGCTGGGATATTTGAAAACGACACGCTCGAAGTTGCTGAAGCCAGAGTCACAGTAGCTAGAGGTGTATAAGTAGGTGTTGGCATTTCTAACCTTTCAGGCCATAGATTGAAAAGCGAGAACCAGTATTGAAGCTGGCAAAAGCGTCAATGAGCTTTATCTCAGTAATGCTGTTGGTCAATGCCAAGCTTCCGCTAGTAAGCCTAATTCGGTTAAGGTCAGTTCCACCAGTCAAAGCTCTAAAGGTTTTATTCTTTGTTGTTGAGTAAGCGTCAAGGACATCAAGCACCATAGCACCATGAGCATTAGAAGCTGAGCTGTTTCCAGTAGTGAAACCAAGTCGCATCGAGCTTTGAGAAGTAGAAGCCGATGATGAAACGCTAGAGCCGTTGCCTTGAAGTTCGTGATAGAAGTATCCAGAAGTTGTTGCGTTGAACTGGACATTTATAGCTGAGTCAACATCTGCTCTAGTGGAGCGAGCAACTGCCCTAATCTGTAAGTGCTTGTAGGTAGATGAATAGTCCCCTAAACTGCTGAAGGTGACAGAAGGCTGGGAACTACCTAAAATGGTAGAGCTGATTAGCTCATAGGCATCTAGGGAAACTCCCCCACCAGCCCCAGCAGCACTAAAAATACCTAACGCTGAGAGAGTCATTAGACTGCCGTTGCGTTACCAATAATGCGGTAAGAGTTAGTACCTACACAGACAACAGAAACAGCGTCATAACGCTGACCAATGCGGTAAGCGGTGCCAGCGGTTCCTCGACCTGCAAGGCTAACGGCTGTGCCGTCCCTAGTGATCGTGACAGTGCCAGCGCCATCCTGAAGGATGTCAACACGCTCGCCAGCGATAAAAGCTATGG